GCAGCGTGTTGACGGCCGTCTGGATCTGAAGGCCGGTGTAGTCCGGCGTCGTCGACGATTGCGAGTCGCCGAAGAGATTCTTCAGGCCGCTCATGGCTGCCCAGCCCAGATGCTGAAAAAGCGCGGCTTGCGGGCTGGGTCGGACAGCGGACTCTGGTGACCGACCTCTTCCTCGACGACGCGCCGCGCCGAAACATACGCGTGCACGATCGTCAGCGGCTGCGCCTTCGTCACGATGCCGCCGTGTGAGTAGCAACGGCCAAAGCGCAGTATCAGGAGGTCGCCCGGCAGAGGCGCAGCGACCTCGGCGGCGCGATCAAAGACGAAGCCGAGATAGCGTTCTTCGCTGCGATGCAGGTGCCAATCCGGCGGATAAGGCCGCGGCTCGAACGGCGGGCACAACCCCGCATCCACGAACACCCGAACCAGCAGCATGCCGCAATCGACCCCGGCGCCTTTGATGTCGGCGCAATTGTGATAGGGCGTGCCGATCCACGAGCGCGCCTCGGCGACGACTGCAGCCCGCTGCGCGTTTTCGCTGTCCGTCATCGCGATGATCCGTTTTACCGTTCGTGGCCGGTCTGTCCGCAAACTCGCGGCAGACACCTATCCTCGCCTTAGACCGCCATCTGCGGTGGGAGCGAAAGTCGCGCGGAACATAGCAACGTTGTTGAATTTCATTTGGCCGGTTCGTAAGCTGACCGGCGGTTTGTCCTGCGGCGCGCAAATGCCGCGATAGTGGCTGACGCTCACATGCAAGAGCTTCCCAAAGTCTTCGTATCGTACGCACACACCGATTTTGACCTTGTGCGCCCGGTCGTTAATGAACTCCGCAACCGAGGCATCGATACCTGGATGGACGTTGAAAGCCTGATGCCAGGCGTAAGTTGGCAGAATACCATCAATGAAGCCATTCAGCAGATCGAGGTGATGCTCGTTTTTGTTTCACCCGAAAGCGTTCGAAGTCATTGGATCCTGCGCGAGTTATCAGTGGCTCTGGAAAAGGGTGTTCAAATTATACCCATCTTGCTGCGCCAAGTGAGTGGACTGCCGCCACAGCTGGCTGAGCTTCACTACCTCGACATGACCTGGCACCCGCCGGCGATCGCAGCCAAAGAAGTTGCCGCTGACGTTGCGCGTATCTTGTCGAGCATCAAATCAGCGCCCGCCTCTGCCCGACTGCCCGACCGGCAGCGCGAGAACCTGGCGGCCGCGCTCGCCGCTCAGGCGCGCGGCGAGGTCGAACAACCGAAGAGAAAGGCCGATAAACCCCCGGATACAATCTTCATTGTTCATGGTCACGACGAAGAGTTCTTGCGTGAGGTCGAGGAGTTCCTCCTTAAAACAGGGATAAAACCCATAATCATGAAAGATGTCGGCGGAGCGTCGGCTTCCCTCATTCAGAAATTCTTCGAGGTTGGCGAAAAGGCAGACTTTGCAATCATCTTATTGAGTGGCGATGACATGGGGGCATCACGTATTCAATACGAAATGCCGGACGTTGGTCCGCACTCCTTGAAGTACCGAGCCCGACAGAATGTTACGCTCGAATTGGGATTCTTTTACGGCAAGCTGGGTTGGGAAAACGTCTTCGTACTCGAAAGAGACCCGCCCAAACGATATCCCGATTTCGAACGCCCTTCCGATCTCAACGGTGTCTTGTTCGATCGTTATGACAAGACCGGCCGCTGGCGTAACGAACTTCACCGTAGCTTGGCAGAACGCGGCTTCAGCTCATTACCGAAAATGTGAAAGCGTCGGCGCAATAGCGAGCAATCTTCGACAAAGACATCAAACGGCGAAGGACGAGGTAGAGCGGTGCCGCATCAGAACCTCAAACCGCCATCTGCGGCGGCGGCACGAAGGGGAAGCCGCGGAAATTCGCGAGATTGTTGAACTTCGCCTGACAGGTGCCGGGCGTGTGGTCGCAGCCATAGTAAATCGTGAATCCGTCTCCGGCCGCGGGCATGTTCTCCAGCGGATAGAGCAGCGTGATCGACGTGCTGGCGACGACCGAGCCCACGGTCGCGGTCACCCCGGCGTTAACGCCGGAAGTGAAGGTGATCGAGCCCTGCTGAAAATTCATGCTCGCGGCAGACCAGTTGATGACAGACGCGGTGGAGCCGGCGCCGACGGTACCGTTGGTGCCGAAGGCATTCTTCACCAAAGTGCAGCCGGAATCGTAGAGCGTGTGCAGGCAGGTCGGCTGATAGACGTTGCGCGGCATGTCGATGTCGAGCAGGACCAGATCGGAATTGACCGTAAGCTTCGCGCTGGTGCGCCCAATCTCGTCGATGACGCCGAGGCGCCCCTTGAACAGCAGGACAGAACCGATCGCTGTGCCGCCGATCGTACCGGAGAAGAAGATACGGTAGCGTACGATCTCGGCGCCATCGAACGAACCGTCGCGCAGCGCTTGCAGGAAAGGCGCACCGCTGGTGATGGCATCGGTGGAACGCGCCGCGATCGTGATCTGCTGCTGATCGACTTCAAGCCCGACCGCGGCCTTGTACTTCAACCCGTCGACAAGGATGGAATTTCCCAAGTAAGTGTTGCCGTTGTAACTGAACGTCACGTCGACGTTTGCGTAGCAAAGCACAAGCCCCGAGCGCAGCGTGAAGGTAAAGGCGTCCGCCATCAATAGCGACACGTCTGGATTGGCGCGCGCATTGTTGAGATAAGTGATCAGCGCAGATGAGGTCGGTTTCATAGACGGCTCACGGCTTCACACTGCGAAACTTCATGCTTTCGAGCCTCCACAGGCTCGCCATGAACTCTTCGAAATCCATCTGATCGTCGAGGAAACGGCAGTTGAACGCGTAGGAGAAATCACCCGACACGGTCGCACCGCTGGCCGGCGCCGAAGTGAAAACAAGCGAGTTCGGCGTGATCAGGCTATAGCCTGAAGAGGATTGCACCGTGCCGTTGAGATAAACATTAGCGATCGCGGTCACCCAGCCCACGGGCTCGAGAAAGCCGCCGAGCGAGCGCATCATGGTGAACGATGTGGTCGAGCCGTCACCCGTCGCAAAAGCCTGACCGGTGACCGTGTTGTCGTCCATATCGACGTACAAAAACGTGCCGAACTGACCCTGCAGCTGCAGGAAAAATCCCATCAGGTTTTGCAGACTCGACGCGCCAAGCCCCGCGAACGCCGCCGTCGCCGAGGAGGCAAGGCCGTTGTACACCGCCTCGAACTCGTAGAGCGGATAGCTCATGAGCGCGACGCGAACTTCGCGGCCGGACACGTGCGAGGCCACGCGCGTGGAAAACCCGGGCTTCTTGTGCCGCGACCATGAGAGACCGGCGAGGCTCGGCAGCGAAGGCGGCGTGGTCATGAGCGAACCGTGCGCAGCTTGAGCGATTGCAGCGCGTAGAGCGTTGCCATGAACTCTTCGGTATCCGCACTGTCGTCATCGAAGCGGCAGAGAAAGTACCAACGAAAGTCCGCCGTCACCGCAACGCCCGCGGCAGGCGCAGTCGCAAAAGTCACCGAAGGCGCCAGCGCCGTCGCGTTGACCAAAAAGCCGCTCGATTGCGCCACACCGTCGAGGTACACGGCCGACACCGTGCCGACATTTTCAGGCGCGATCGCAGCGCCACCGATCGCCACGGCGAACGCAAATGTGCTGGTCGTACCGTCGCCCGCGCCGAGTGCTTGCGTCCATGCCGGCGAGAGCATGGGCGGCTCGAAATAGAATGACGCCGCTTCGCCCCCGCGCTCCTCAAAGAACCCGACAATCTCCTGCAGTTCCGTATTCGGCGACACCATGCCCAGAAGATCGTAGTTCAGCTCGATCGCCCAGAGCGGCGCGACGTATTTGGCAGCGCGCACCTCGCGGCCGGAGACGTGCAAGCCGGTCGCCGTCGAAAAGACCGGCGACAACGTCACCGACCAGCCGAGCGTCGGCACAGCCGGAAACGTGGCGTACGGACCGGGCGCCGGCGGATTGCTCGGCACCAGCTGGGTCAAAAACGGCCCCTTGCCGCCGAGCCAATTGCCCGCCGGCCAATTGCCGGTATCGCCCCACACTCCCGTCAATTGCGGGAAGACCGGAAATGGCCGCGCGTCCCAGTTCCACGCCGACATGAATGTCGTCTGGATCATCGGCACGCCGCTGGACGAGGTCTCGTTGTTGCCGTCGGTCACCCAGTATTCGTAGATCGCCTGCAGCGCGAGCAACTGCAGCTCGTCGCCGCGCCGCGGCCAGTAATCGCCGGCAACGCTCTGGCTCGGATCCCAGATCGACCAGAACGGCGTCGCGCTCTCGATGGAAGCCGGACTGTAAAAGACATTCGGCTGGTTGGTGCCTTTATCGCACGCCGGAAAGCCATATTCGGCAAACGTGACCGATTTGGATTGCGGCACCCACTCCGTGTACGGGCCGTGCGGTGACCAGCCGGTGCTGTCACCGTCGTCATAGATCGCCTGGTGCTGATTGTTCCACCACCAGCGCAGTTGTTTGTTCGCGAGCAACTGTTGATTCGCGCTGTACGCGTTGCGCGATTGCGTCATCCGGTCGCCTTGCGGCAGCGACACGCGCAGGTCCGTCCCATTCGGGTCGAGCCCGATGCCGAGATTGTTGCTGTCGTTGTAGAACCAGTTGAAATACTGTCCGCCTTCGATGTTCGCTTTCAGATAGGCAATGCTGTAGATACTCGGCTGGCCACTCAAGCCGAGACCGTTGAACGTCGCCGCTGACGGCGGCCACGTGCCGCTTGGCGCTGGCGCGAGCCAATTCCGTGCATCCAATCCACCGTCGCCCGTGGTCCAATCGGACAGCGGCAGGTAATTGTCGAAGCAAACAAGATCGATGTTGTCGTGGCCGTAGAGCTGGTCGAGATGCGGCCATTGACCGTTTTCGCCGGGATGCTGATAGCCCATCCACACGGACCAGTCGGCCGAATAGGAAATCAGATTGTGCAGGTTCACCGTATCCTTGGTGAAGCCGGCGCTGTCGAAAACGCTGCGCACGTCGTCGGCAAGCTGCATCAGTCCGGCAACGAACGGATAGTCCCAAGTCACTTTGCCGTCACTGCCCGTCGTGCCGGCCTTGGTCCAGGCCGGCCCGCGGATCACCTCCAAGCCACGAAACTCCGAGCCGAGCAAAAAGAGATCGACGCCACCCGCCACCACGCACAGGTTGGCATAGTGCAGGATCATGCGGCGGTAGGTGTAATCCGTTGCCGAGCCCGAGTAGGCGACGGTCAGATTCGTCATGTCGCGTGTGAACTGTGAAGTCGCTGCGCTGCCGAGAAAATTATCGATCGCCGTTGAGGCGGCGCTGGAAATATCGCTCCCAGTATAGGTGATGTTGCCGCGCCACGGCTCGCCGCTCGCTGTCATCAGGACGAACGGATAGAACACGACGCGCAGGCCGCGCGATTTCAGGTCACGGATGCAACGGACGATCGACTGATCGGACGGCGTGCCGCCATAGATAAAGGCGTCCCCGCTCTGCGGGATCGCGATCAAGCCTGACGACGATTGCGTCAAACTCGAACAGCGCCAGACATCCGAAGAGCCAGAGGCCTGCTCGAAAGTGCCATTGATATAAGTCGTCGAAGGGTAGATTTGGCACGCGGTAACGTCAGTCGAGTTGCCGAACCAGGAGACGACGACCGCAACGGTCGTGCAGCCCGGCAACTGCGCCTGCAGATTGTTTAACGCGATCGTGTAGTCGGTGGTCGACCCCGTCCCGGCGAGCGGACCGCCGTTGGCATAACGATTGATCGAGGTGAGCGCACTTTCGGAGGCGCGCTGACCAAGATAGGGGACCGTGTCGTAGGTGAACTCCCCGGTTGAAGGCAGCAAGTTGACGCCAAGAATGTATGACATATCCGCTGGTCCGCGACGCCTCTACCCGCTCGTTGAACGAGGCCGATATCACCGGCCGCGCAGTCCCAAATGCGCGCCACGCTTCACCGCATCGTTGATCGCGCGCATCATGTGGCTCGAATTGTCATTGAAGAAACGCTTGACGCTTTGCGCATCGAGTGCCGCAACGTTGATGCTCACGGGTGCATGCACTTGCGCGCCCATGCCGGCGCCGCTGAACGGGCCGGAGCCGCGCGCCGGCGGGATGATGGTCTCGCCGGGATGAATGAGCGCGAGGCCACCACGCACCACATAATCGGTGCCGACGTCGAAAATCGCCGCCGCCGACACCGAGGCCTGCGCCGCAGCAGCGGGCCCCGCTGCGGCCGGTCCCATGGTCGGTGCCAGAAAGGCGAAGACGCCAGCGAAGGCCTGGCCCGCATCAGTCATGATTGCCTTCACGGCGTTGGCAATGGTGCTGAGCATACCGGCGCTCGATGCACTCTGCTCGGCGGCGGCGCGCGCAGCAGCACCTGTTGTCGACGCTGTGGTCTGCGCGAGCTGCGCCGCAGCCCACTTGACCACCATGGTCTCGCACATCTCGATGAACTGGATGATGAGATCGCCCAGAATCTTCTTGAACGCTTGCGACCAAGTTGTGGTGCCGGCGAGCAGCCCGCGCAATTGCGAATTGAACGCGGTCTCGATCGATCCCAGCGCCGAATTCCACATCTGCTGCTGCTGGGCGATCGCCTGCTCGTCGAGCCTCAGCATATCCTCGTTGTGCTTTTCCTTAAGCGCGGCGATCTTGACGAGGACCTCGTTCCATTGCTTGACGCTGATGCCGCCGAGCGCGGCTTCGCGGTTCAGCAGCGCCAATTCGGCCTCATACTCCTTTTGCGTTTCCGCCTCGAGCATGGCGTACTTCTGGTTCTGCGTGATCTGGAATTGGCTCGCTTCCGCGTCGAGGACCGTTTTCTGCTCGGCCAGTCCCAATTGCAGCAGTTTGATCTCGGCGCCGATGTCCTTCACCTGCAACGCCGCTTGTGCCGCCTGATTGCCAAGGCCGGCAAAGCCCGCGATGGCTTCGGACAGCATGTCGGCCGGCAGCGCCGCTCCGAACGCCGCATTCAATCGGCCGAGAACACCCTGGAGATTCTGGACCGGCGTGCTCAGGCCCGACAACGCGTCACGGATTTCGACGATTCCATCAAGCGCGTCGCCCGTCGAGGCGCCGAAGCGAATCTCAACCACGTTGTCATCGGCCATGCGTCTTGCCTCGATGTCAGGTGATCTTGCCGCCCGGAAACATGGCGAGCAGCTCGTGATAGTTCTTCGATGGCCGCGATTTCGGTTTGTAACCGAAATAGGCCGCAAGCAGCCGGCGCAGCGGCGGACAGTCCGCCCACGCGCGGCGCAGCTCATCGAGAAACGGCATATCGACCTGATCGAGCACCTGCTGCCGCGTCCACTGCAGCTCGATCACCAGCTCGGCGACGAGCGCTCCCCACTCCATCGTCTCGAAGCGCTCGTCGCCGCCTACTCCCCCGCCGTGGTATCGACCTTTCTGCCGCCCGCCTGCTCGATCACCACGGGCAGCGCCGCAACAAGCTCGCCAAGCGGAATTGGCAGATCGAAAAACTCTTCGCGTGTGAGGCCCGGATGTGCACGCCGCAGCCCATGCCAAAGCACTTCGGCGAGTGGCTGCAACCGCTCGCCGCTCAAAGTCTCCGGCGTGATGCCCGAAAGCTTCGGCACGTAGTCGGCGATAGCCAGGATTTGGCGCAGCGACAGTGGCGCCACATAGAAGTCGCGGCCGGCGAGCTTGACGACGCGCGCCAGCGAGAGATCGACGGATTGATCAAGATCGAGGCTCAATACCTTCTCCTTATCCGGCCCAGCCCTCTTGCAGCCGCAACGCCCCATGGATGCGCGGGTCAAGCCCGCGCATGACGCGGTTGCGATCATTCGCTCAGGCTGATCGTCCCGATGTTGTTCGACGAGTCGGCGATGGCCTGAAAGTCGAATTCGGCCACGGTGAATTTCTGGTTGGAGAACGGCAGCGACAGCTTCGACGACACGCACGCATTCAGCTTGACCACCAGATCCTTGCTGGTGCCGTAATAGTTGAACGTCTCCTTCAGTGCTATTTCAAACATCGGCAGTGGGCCGGTGAGCTGGTTCGCGAGGCTGATCTTGTTGCCGGACGCGATCGTATAGCTGTAGTAGATCAGCACCGAGACGCCGTTGTCGGCGGAATTGAATGTATAGGCGCCGGGGCTGCCCGACGGCGCGATATACTGACCTTGCGCCGGCGAAGCGGCAATCGGCGTGAGCTGCACACCCGTGGTGGCGTAGAAGACGCCAAAATCTTCGACGTAATTCGAGCCGTTGGTGACCGTGACCGCGCCCGATGCCACCGTATCGGTCTCGCCCGTCGTCATTTCCACCATGCTGTTTGCCGTCAAAGTCTGGCCGAGGAACAGATTGTTGATCTGCGTCGACTGCAAGCGGGCAAACTTCGCCTTGCCGGTGATCTTGAACTCGCCGCCGCCGGCAGCCACCGCCATGTTGTATTGGCCGAGCAGCGTCTCGATCTTGCGGTCAAAATCGAGCGAGACATCCTGCAGGGTACCGAGCAGCGCTGGCGGCGTGCCGGTGATGTCGGTACGCTTGCCGATCAGCGTGCCGCTGCCGAAGGCGAATTGAGTCATGGGCAGTCTCCTGAATTCAGAATGTGTGGAATCAGCGAATGGCGAATAGCCGGCGGCGAATGGGTGAGGGTCCCTTCTCTACTGGATATTCGCCGTTGGCGTTGGCGGTGTTGCTATTTGCTACGGCACCAAAATCTGGAACGGGATCGCCGCGACTGCCTTGCCGTCGATGTCGCCGGTATCAACGAACACCGGACCGAGCGGGTAGCAGTGAGATACGAGCCCACCAAGCGTCTGCTTGTTGCCGTTGAGCGCGTCGGTGCCGCTTGGCACCACCGCCGCGTCGATGGCGTCGAGCACCGCGTTCATGGCCGTGTCGGGAACATCCTCCGGGTCCATCCCGGCGGACAGATAGACGAACACATGGGCGTTGATGGTGAGTGCCGGCAAGCTTTCGGCCTGCCGGGCGCGCACCTCGCCGGTCTTGAGCATGGTCAGAAACGGCATCTGCGTTTCGTTGACCTGATCCCAATGCACGAAGCGCCGGCTCGTGGCGGTGAAATCGGCAGCGCCAGCGATGAGATTAAAGAACGCAACGGATATTTGTTCGCGAGTAACAGCGGTCATCAGGACTCCTTACGTCGACGGATGCTCTCGCTACTCGCTCGCACCACAGCCGCCAGTCATTCCAAGACTGCAATGACTGCCGCGGTCAACTCGTCCCTGATTTCATCTGCCATTTCCGCCAGTGGCGAGCGCATGTAGGAACGCTCGGGCATGATCACCGTGGGCATCTGGACACGCGCGGCGAAGGCTTGCTTGCCGCCGAAGAGAAAGGCGAGTGCTTTGGCTTTGTCTGGTACGATCTGGTGCGGTGGGATCGCGCCGCCGAATTCATGGATGGCGGCATATTTGACGTCGGCGGACGTCGCGATGCTCACGGATATGCCGGCAGATGACACGTCGATCGTGCTGGTGATCGAGCCCGCGAGCGCGCCGCTTTTCATATTGAGCACCTCGCCCGAAAGCTTCTGTTGAATCTTAGCTTGCAGTTCAGCCGCAAGCCCAGCCGCTTTGGCGGCGAGGGCATCGCGGATACGCTCCGGCATCGCCGCCAGCGCGGCCGAGGTAGTGTCGAGCAGAGTAAGTTCGAGCATATTCAGGTCGTCACCCGCCGATACGGATCGAGCGAGGCGCGGATGAAATCCGGAATGTCCTTGAGACTGTACGCCGCCGTCATCTGGCCCTGCACGGTCTGGGCGCTCTGCCCTATGCGGGTACGGTAGCGGTAACGTTCGGCGACCCACTCGATGCAGGCGTTGTTGATGGCGGCCGGAATAAACCCATACGAAACAAAGACTTCCGCGCCCGCGTCGGCTGCCGCGAACGTGTAGGCGCCACCCGATACATTATACTGGGCAGCGCCAGGAGTACCCGCCACCGCCGTAAGAGGAGTGCCGCTGGCATAGACGACGCCAGCATCGCTCGCCCACGGCCCAAACGGCGCCATGGCCGATACATCATAAGGGCCGGGTGCCGGGGGTACGCCGGCTGCTTCGCTCTCGACCGTGTAGCCAGCGCTGTAAGCCACGACGACGTTCTGCCGCCCCATGCGATAGAACACGTCAAAGAGATCCAACGCTTGCGGCCGGCCCGGCGGCAAACCGTCCCACGGCTCCAGCAGATAGCCCCGCGGGTGCGGCACGCCAGCTGACGGCGGCACCGCCGCCGCCACCGCAACGTTGTCGATCACCAGCGAAGCAACTTGCAGGACCGGGTACTGCGGCAGAAACAAACGCGTCTTGCCGTTGCCATCGAGGCGTTCGGTCAACGCATGCGGCGTGAGCGCCGGCCGTCCCAGATAAGCGGTGATCGCCCCACTCACGTCGGTGATCAGCCGCGACAGCAATGTATCGTCTGAAGTGCCGATGCCGCTCGAGCCCGCGAGCCAAATTTTCACATCAGCAAGCGTTGCGAGATCGGACGCAGCCATGCTTTTTGTCTCCGATCATGCCGTGGCGGCCGCGCTTCAGTCAACGTGGCCGCGTTGCCGGCTCGAGAGCAATCAAATGGGTTCTTTTGCCAGGCGCAGTCCACGCCGCCCGAAGGGCGCGGGGCGAGATACAGTCTCGTGCGCCGAAACACCCGCCGTTATCTCGCCTGCTCCAACTTCGGCAAAGCCGAAACACTCGATCAACAACGCGCCGACCTCGGTGTCGACCTCATAGAAGCCATTGCGTGACTCAATGATGACGCCGGCGATACACGGATCGCCGACGCCTTCAGGCGCTTTGAGTTTCATGAAGGACCTCTTGCCGCAGCGACAACGCTTAACCCGCGGCGATATTCGTGATCACCGCCATGGACGGCGGGAAGTAGTGCTGCAGCACCTCGTCGGCGTAGACGCCGCTCTCGTAGCGGCGCGCCCGCGGCGGCCATTCGATCTGATAGTAGTCCTGGCGCGTGCGGATCTGCATGACGTTGCCGACATTAGACAGAGGATACGGCAAGGTGCGCGAGGTCATCAGCACGGTGCCGGCCGGCATGTTGGGATGCACGCGGATGTCGAGCGTCTTCGGCCCGGCCATGGAGAACTTGTTGAGATAGGTGCGCACCATGACACCGCCGCCGAGCGCGCCCTGGTCGGCGTCGAACACGAAGCGCTGCGCCGCATTGGTGCCGCCCGCGAGAATCTTGGCCGACAGATTGTTGGCGACCTGCGACGACACCCACATGGTGTCGGGCGACAGGCGATAATTGTCCCACCGATCCTTGAGCGCCGCATCGATCTCGGTGACGCTGCCGGCGCCATCGCCGGTGAGCGTCGAGCCGGTGCCGGCCGTACCGGTCGGCAGATAGGAAACGTAGGAATTGGAGCCGGACTTGAACGCCTGATAGAGCAGGCCATCGAACACCAGCGCGTTGGTCGAGTTGTCGCTGCTGCCGAGCGAGGCGGCGGTCTGCGTTCCGGTGGCGTTGGCCGTGATCACCAGCGAGTTGATGGTGGTGATGGCGCCAAGCACTTCGGAGCCGGCCGCACCCCAGAACCAAGCATAGCCGAGCGCGCCGGTCACGGCCGCAACGGTCGCGGCGATCGAGCCGGTCGTGCCCGACGAGATCGACGCCGTGGCGTTCGCCGACTTGCCTCCGGCGCCGCCGCCAAACGTGTCCGAGGAACCATCGGCGTTGCTGCGCATGATCGCGCCTTGGATGCCACCACTGACGCTGCCATTGACGACACCGTCAAGCGTGAGTGCCACGCAGATAACACTATAAGGACTCGCGGCCGCGGTGAGGCTGCCGCCG